TGATCACGTTCACGTTGCATATATGAAAGGTGGTTTTGTAAATAAAACTGATTATGCACTAACTCACCCAGGAGAATATGTTGTTGATTCCGATTCTGTAAAATTTTTAGGAATTAATTTTTATGATATAATTAACGAAACAGAGACAGCATCTCAAAGAAAAAATGCCTCTGAAAGTTTAATATCAATTTTAGAACAATACACCGAAGATGGATTTGTTGAGAATGAGGATGATTATACATATCAAGTTCCTGCACCAAAATACATATACATACCAGGATCAACTATTACAATTCGTTCTTCTGGTTCTGGTGGTGGTGGAAATGGTGATACTGACCCTTCTCTAGATGGTCTTGAATTGAGGTAAATAGTAGTAAGAAAAAGTTTAAAAAAATGTCAGATAAACTAATCACTGCAGCACAAGCCAAAGAATTTGATATTAAAAGATGTTTGGTGTTTTCTAATGATAGAAAAACGAAGGCAGATATTTCACCATTAATTACAGATTTATATTATTATGAAGATGTTTTGAGTCCTACCTTAAAGGTAGATGTTCTTTTTGTAGACACTGGAACAGTAGAAAAAGATGGTGATTTAAAAACTGTTATGGATGCTCTTCAATTGGTTGGAACCGAGAGAGTTGAATTGGAAATTATTGACCCAAATGATGAAAAAATATCTGTTACTTTATATTCTGATGCAATAGCACCGATTTCAAAAGAATCCAACAAATCTTTAATTTCTATACCTTTTGTATCTAAAGAATCTATTATGAATTATAAAACTTCTGTAAATTTTAGAATGGATGGAAAAATATCAGATCACATTACTCGTATACTTAAAGAAACCTTAAAAGTTAGTGGAAAGAAAAAATTGGATATTGAAACAACAGAAAACACTCTCAATCATATTGGAAACAATATAAGGCCATTTGCTACTATTTTACAACTCGCAAGAAAAGCAGTTCCCCAAACTCCAAATGCCAAAGGTAATACCGCAGGTTTCTTTTTCTTTGAAACTTCTGAAGGATATAAGTTTAAATCAGTAGAAGGATTGCTTTCAGAAAATGAACCTGGTGGTGGTAAAAAAAAGTATAAAAGTTTTGTTTATAATGATACTCCCGATGGAAGAGGAACAACTGTTCCTCGTGAATATAATGGAAAAATATTAGAATATGACGTTCTTACTCCTGCCGGAAGTGTTCAATCAAAACTACAAATTGGAACATATTCAACAAGAACAATACTTTTTGATCCCTTTAATTGTTACTATGAGGTTATAACTCCGAATGTTAGAGAAGGTAAAGGTGAAGAAAAAACTCTTCAAAAGGCAGGAAAAAATTTACCAAAATATAATGAAGAATTTAATATTGAAGGAAGAAATCAAGATTACTCAAGAACTCAATATATGATAATTGATAAAGGAACTTTACCTACAGGAGATTCAAAAGCACAAATTGAAAAATCACAAGAACAAAATTTTGATCCAAAAAATATTTTAAATCAATCTTCAATGAGATACAATCAATTCTTTTCAACTAAAGTTGAAATCACAATTACAGGTGATTTTAGTTTACACGCAGGTGATTATATTTACGTTGATTATCCAGAAACATCCTCAAAGGATGTAAAAGATATGGATTCTCAATTTGGTGGATTTTATGTGATTGGAAGTTTATGTCATTATATTAGTCCAAGATCCGGTGGGTATACTAAATTAGTTTTATGTAGAGATTCTGTTGGAAGAAAAGGATCTCCCATACCAATATAAATAATCAAAAGATTATATTCATTATAATAAATTCTTGAAAAATGACCGAAGGAACTTTATTTAACTCTGGATTTCTAGGAGAACATTTTAGTTGGTGGATCGGACAGATTGCCGATGACTCTTATTGGAGAGATAATAATATTTCTACTAAATTTGATGATAATAATAGTGTTCCTGGATGGGGAAAAAGATATAAAGTTCGTATCATTGGTCTTCACGATCAAGAAGAGACATCAATAGCATCGGATCAACTTCCCTGGGCACAGGTAATGTATCCGATTACTGCAGGTGGTGGACAAGCAAAATCTGGAGCAACTTCGGCACTTCGTCAAGGAAACTTTGTATTTGGTTTCTTCTTGGATGGTGCCGATCAACAAGTTCCTGTGATTATGGGAGTGCTCGGTAATAATGCCCAGACAGCACTGAATACTAAACCAGAAAGTTTTAAACCAACCAGCGGATATGCAAAAGGAAAAGATCCAGATCCAAATATCAAAGTTCCTGCTGATGGACTTGTAACAAAAAAACCCGGATCAACTTCTGCAAGTCCCAAATCTGGTGTGACTTTGGATAAGTATGGTAGAGACCCATCAAGGGGAGCAACATCAAGGGAACTTGCTGCGGCACAATCGGCAAGAGCAGAAGCAGCAGCAAGAGGTTTATCTCCAGCAGCAACAGAAGCATTAGTTGCAGAAAGAACAGTTGCAGCAACAAAAGCAGAGGCAGCAGACTCTCAAAACCCAAATATAAACCCAAAACCGGGAGCAGCAATTGAGCAAGTAGTTGAACCTCATCTTTTGTCTGTTGCCGATGCAGAAAGAAATACAATGTATCTGGAAAAGGTTGTTTTATTAAATCCCTGTGATATGGTTGGTTCTGCAATGAAGGCAATTCAAACTATAATCGATAATCTTACCAAAAAAATTGATAGTGCCCTACAAGCAGCAAAAAGTTATATTGATGCTGCTCTAAATATGTTGAGTGAAATTGAAAGTCGAATAAAAAAATTAATTGCGGATGTTGCCTGCACCATTGCAAAATACCTAAAAATTATTTTTGATCAGATTTTAGAATACATTCTGAAAATCATAAATTGTGCTCTTGCAAAGGCAGTTGATATAATACCACCAAACTTAAGATTTAAGTTTTTTGATATTCGAGAAAAAATTACCGAATTAATTAATTGTTTATTCAGTAAAATTACAAATGCCCTCTGTGGTCAGGTTGATGGATTTTTAAACGATCAAGCAGGAACTGGATCAAATTCTAGACTTGATACAAAAACTATTATTGAAAATGGATATATTACAACAACTCCGATTTGTTCTGTTGAAATTTTAACAGGAAGTATAATTGCACTAAATCTTCCACAAATTGTTGAAGGAATTGATACTTCTCTCAATAGTGCAACTAATTTTTTAGAAGATACTCAATCACTTTTGTCTGATGTGAGTGGATCAATTCCCGACATCACTGGAATTGTAAGTGGACTTTCTGGAAGTTTATCTTCTGCAATGAGTTTTACAAATTTAAAAATAAATATTTTTGGTTGTGATTTGGGATTAAATTGCCCTCCCGCTGATTATTTTAATATACAAGAAGGTTCTGGTGGAAGTGAAGAACCACAATTACCAGTAATTCCTGCAACTGCCGCTGCTGCACAAAATAAAGATGTGTCTGTAAAAACTACAGAACAAGTTCCATTTGCAACTCCTGGTAAAGATACCAAAGATGTGGATTATAGAGATTATGGATAAATAGGTATATGAAAGAAAAAAGTAAAAATTTTAAATAATGGCAAATCTTTCTGTTGGTATTGGAACAAATACTACTCTCAGTTTATCAAATGACAGTCCAAACAAAAGAATCAATCAATTAATTAATCAGATTTTTAGGACTGTTTCACAAGATGATGTTAAAGTTGGTTATATATCAACTGATACTGGATATGTTATAGGTGTTAGTATTTGTGAGGCAAATGATTATGCAAAAGATAATCCTGGAACTTCTTTTATTTTTAGAGATGTAAATAATTCAGTTAAATATTTAAACATTAATCAAATCAATGCTCTGACTCCAGAGATTCTTGTTTCAACTTCTAGCACTTGTAGTGGAATTCAGACTCGTAAAAAATGTGGAGAAGGTCCGCCAAGAATTCAATTTTTAGGCGGTGGTGGTGTTGGTGCTCAGGCAAATGCAATCGTAGGAATTGATGGTACTCTTCTTGCTGTTGATGTGGTTACGGGCGGGTTTGGATATCAATATCCACCTTTAGTGCGAGCAATTGATGAATGTCAGTACGGTACTGGTGCGGTTTTAGTTTCTGAACTTGGTGAAGTTAATAATACAACAGAGACCTATTATGATGAAGATGATTTTGAGGATTATGAAATTTGTCCAGATACATCTATTGGGTATGGTAGGAATTGGGGACCTGATGGTGAAGATTTGGGTCCTTGGGAACCTTCATCTTATACAGGAATCGGTGGAGATCCAATTCTTAATGAGATTCTTGCATATCAAAAGTCACTTTCAAAACTAAGTAATCCATTTTGGACAACAAAATCAACCCCACCAAAATCAATTACTGCTGCAGGTAAAAAATATAACGTTCCATTTGTCGTAACAGACTCTAGGTGGAATGAATTTATGAACGTATATGCAATTTCACCTGTTCCACCATCAAATGTAAGTGGAAGTGATGAGGCAGGAAAACTTTTTATTTTTGATTGGGATGTAAATTTCCCACACGATGGAGAATATATTTTTAGAGGGTTATGTGATAATATAGCAACATTATATGTGGATAATGAAAAATTATTTGACCTTAAAAGTTTTAATGATGCAGTGAGTCCAATAAGAAAGGAATTGAAGACAGGTACACACAATATTCGTATTGATTTAGAAAATATTCCAGTTCCAATTAAAACAACAGTAACAACTTCTATTAATCTGTCACGACCTGTTGCA